TGGTCATGACCAAAGATGTAGATTGTTGCGCTCAAGTCACCGCTCAAAGCGCGGCGAGTTTCACAGATTCTTTCAATCGTCAGGTCAAGGTCCGAATTGCTGAGAGTCTTCGGGTCAGGGCACTTCATCATCATTTTCGTTCACCTTGTTTTCAGAACCAACTGTCAAGATACATGATAGCAGAAGACAGACCTCAGGCAATAAGAATCGTCAACGAAAGTCATCAAAGTTGACGGCGAGATTAGAGCCGATGTCTCAACGCTGGCATAGTCAATGATTGTACCAAGTAAAGTGTTTCGCCGGAGGCGAAACAGTCATATCGTTCGGCTGTTAGGTTAGACTTACCGAATGACCATACATTACAATACGTGTGACGTGATGCGGTGTGACGCAGTGTGTTGTATATACGTTATATGTATCGCAATGTATTGTGATGTTAATACATGACAGGTAATGGGTGAAAGTCAGTCGGAGAGAAGGCTGGTGGTCGGCCAATTCATCCTGCCTACCAATCCGTCACAGTTGTAATTCAGGAAGTACCAGTCAGTCAGTCAGCCGATTAACCCAATACCAGACATACTGAATATATCTTCAGATATATACAGGATGTCGTAATCCAAACCGGGATTGATTATCGTGACGATAACCAATCCGCAATCCAACCGGGCACTACTAGGGTTGAGAAACGAATCGAGCAGTGGGTACCACCAGAGCGAAATTTCTAAGAAACTAGGTTTGACTAATAGTGACAACAGTAGACCACCACCAGTGCGAAATCTCAGTAATTTCGAGTTGGACTAATATTCCAACGAAGTTGCAGTGATTTTCAACTGTGCAATCATCGAGACATACAATGAAGTCGTATGATGATTTTCCGTAGCACAGCTGGAAACTTAACCGGTCCCACCCGCTCTATCGCGCCCGGGGGGGAGGAGGGCGCTCCGAACTAAAACTGAGCGGAGCGAATCCGTTAATCCGTGTTGGTAGTCGCAGAGTCATCATACTGATGACTCGCTTCCCTCAGCCGCGCTTCAGTCATCTTTCAGATGACTTACGCTGTAGCTGGCAACAACTGATGTTTGAGATACTCCCAATCATGCTCGCCGCTCCGCTTTCTGCTCGCAGATGATTGGGTAATGTATATGTACTATACGCACGGCCTATGGGCCTAACAATTAAAATAGTATTTAGAAGTAAGAATGGCTGACCGGTCAATACTGAGGCTTAAATTTAAAGTTCAGATGCTTGTACGTTAAGCCTCTGCCTACATTAACAATTGTCGTAATGGTGGTATCGAATTCCTTGGATAATTCAGTTGCGCCTTTGATTGCGTATTGCTGTCTAATATACTTTACTTCCTCATTAGTAAACTTCCGCACCCCTCTCTGCCATTTAGGCTTTGGACCAAAGTGGTCTTTGATATATTGTTTACTAATACGATATTGTGCTAACTTATCTTTATATTCTTCATCTGCCATATTGCATTGGCTTTGCTACTGAATCTAAGTGCTTATAAGTGAATCCCTGTACACATCTCTTAACGCAGGATTCTGATACCCCAAACATTGTGGCTAGTGTTGAAATGCTATATCTTTTAATATTGTTTCTACAATAGATGGCTTCCCTGTCATTGAGATTCTTTCCTAAGAAAACTCCCATCTTCTTTAACTGTCGACACTTCTCTTCCGTGTAGACAGGTTCTTTCTTTGTAAACTTCTTTTTCATTTAATCATGTCTCCTCTCCAATTCTGTTTGTATTTCTTAGTATTACATGAGGATAATTCTATTTCCTCAAAGACTGCGGCTTTCTGATTCCAAATCTTTGCTTTGGTCTTGTTTGGGTTCTGGTTATCTTTCTGGTACCCACCAGCCAGAATTTGCTTGGCCCACTTTATGCCTATGCCTCGGTTGCTTTGCATAAGCCATTTTACCACATCCGGCCTTGCGACTCCACTAAAGACTACTTGACCGGACTAATAATTCGTGTCAGTATCATTTCTATGTCTGGGTATCACGACCTCGCCAAACAAATAACAGAGCAAAAGCTTGCGGACCTTTCCGCTGCTAGAAAACAAATGTGGAAGAACGCAACTCCAGAGGAGCGAAGGTTAGAAATTAAGCGTCGAAAGGAACGGATAAAGGAAATCAAAAAAGGAATCAAGGAACTTGAATCTTATTAGATATTCTCCTGAGAAACCTTTCACCCTGAACGCTTCTAATTACCCTAAGGACTTTGATTACTTGTGTTAAGGACAATGGTGAATATTCTCTTCCTCTTAATCGCCATAAACGTACACCAGCTTTGGCGCAAGCTCCTTTCACATCTGCATAGCCTGTGTATTCTCTGATATCCTTCAGATACACACCAGGAACCTTGAATTGTCTGAACTTAATCATGGACTCTCTAAAAGTATTTAACCAGTGGTATTTCCCATGGAGAGTACCGTCAATGAATGACCTGGTATTTCTTAAAGGACAGGGAGGGAAAACTTCTTGGTTACTTAAGGGAGGAGAAAAGAAACGTAACTCCTTTAAGTATAACGGGTATAATCAGTTAAAGCAAGAATGGTCTAATAAAGTCTGCTCGCACGTTGTCAAGACTGGTTTCAATACTTGCAAGTCTGCATATTTCCACTATCTTCTAGTTGAACCTAATATGAAGCGAGACCCTTCAAACATTGCAGCAGCCGCTGCCAAGTTTATTGAGGACGGTCTTATCAAAGCTGGTGTAATTGAGAACGATGGATGGAAGCAAGTGCTAGGTATTCGTTCTTATTGGATTAATGATAAGGAATCAGACGGCGGAGTATTCTTGCTTCTAGCCAATGAACCTCTTTCACAAAACGCAATCGAAAGTTATTATAATGCCAACCGTTCACACAAAGACCACAGTCCTAGTCAAGTTTGAAAACCTAAAGTTTGGTCATGACTACAAAAAAACAACAAGAGATTCAGTTATCCTTATTGAAGGAGCAGGAACAGCAAATCAAAAAGCTGTCGAATGCGAATACATTAGAAGCCATCAAAACAGCGGAGTCGAGACTATTTAGTGATGCGCTAGAAGTTGTTCAGCCTTATATGCGCTTTGCTGAACTTGGTTTTGACGACGATACCGGTGAAGTAAATTCTATCCCGTTTGAATGGGAAGGATTACCAGAGGAAGAAAAGAAGAAAAAGATTCGTTTGGCTAAAGCAGGTTGGATGAATTCTTCGGATACTCCGCATGCAGTGAAGATGGCGCATGCTACTATAATTGGCATCATCAAAGCTCAGGCTCAAAAAGAAACTGGAACCAAAGTACTTAACATTGAGTCTATTACTTTCCCTTCTCCAGCTCAGCAGCCTGAGCAGTTTGAAGTGATAGACGTTGATGGTGAATCATGAAATTAGAATATCGAGAATATGAATGCGCGTTCGGTTGGTGGAAAGGTTACGTTGATATTGATGAAGAGTGTGAATGTCATCAATGCTCTGGAGATTCTTGGGGCTGTAAACATCATTACAGTCAAGCCAAGAAATTCAATAAGCATCATCCTAACAATTTACTGAGACTAATTGTTTCTCCGGATACGCCATGATGATTTACTTATACATTAACCTAGCAGCTTCTGTTGCTCTTCTGGTCATTACCGGATACGCAATTTATCAGTGGAAGAAATGGGAAGATGCTTACTGGTCTATCCGACAGATTCCACGAAATGAAGAGCCTAAGAAGACAATCGTGGCTCCCTTGTATCACTCAATTAGGAGTAGATGGAATGACTGATATCTTTGAAATTTTAATTTCAGATATGGAGAAGAATAAAGAATACGATAAGATTCTTTATAATCTCCTTGCCATACTCAATAGAGATGGCGGTCACTATCTACAGGAACACGGTCTTACCAAATCCGTGATGCATGCTATTAATACTTTCAATGAGTCGCGAAATGTCTGAAGAAATTGTATTGCCAAATGGGTGCCCTCCGATTGGTACATATCTTCGTAATAAAACAACTGGAGATTTAGCTCAGATTATTATCCACGAAGGTAAAGCACAAATCAAGCCTGATATTCCAGGCTCACCGGTATATTACCCTGTCCAACAATTTACTAATTGGAATGTTGAACTAAAGGCTAAGAGATTGCCTCCGGGGTCTTTTGCACGGGTAGCATATGAAGCTGACCGGGCTCTTTGTGAAATTCATCCGGACTTAAAGAAGCAGCCGGAATGGTTATCTCTTCACGCTACCAAAAAGTCCGCATGGATTGAGGCTAGAGTCAAGTTTGATAATGTCCTTAGACAAACGTTGTATAACTCAATTATTTCCACACTTGAAAAGAACTCAGAATGAAAAAGAAGATTGCAGTTGTTACCGGTTCTCGAAATTGGCCTACTGGAACTGACATTGCCTGGGACTTGCGTAGATTCGCTCCCGATGAGATTGTTCACGGTAATTGTCCACGTGGAGCAGATTACTTTGCTAAGACTATTGCTATGCAATTAGGCGCAAAAGAAACGGCTTTTGATGCTGATTGGAAGCAGTATGGTCGACAAGCTGGACTAATCAGGAATCAAAAAATGATTGACTATGTTACTGATAAGTCATCGGACTCTTATGTAGTTGTTTTTGCATATAGACTTAACGATAGTAAGGGAACTACTGATTGTATTAAAAGAGCTAAGCAATCTAAGTTAAATGTAGTTGTTAAGGATATGGTTGGTTCAGTTGAGTCGCCTTGAGTTACATCTTCCCACTAAGGAAGAAGAGGAATCTCCACAAGTCTACGTCAATAAGAAGCTTGTTCCTCTAGCAGCTGAGTTGTATCGTTTGGTACAGTTGAATACTGTATTTGATAGAACGATGGAGAAAGAAGAATCGGACATGACTTGTCAAGAAGTTGGCAAGCAATGGGCTCCAGTTAATGTGATGTTGGAACAATCAAAGCCTAAGTCCGTAAAGTTTTCAGTTGATGAGAAAACTCCATTAGAACAAAACGGAAAACAATTGAAGATTCTTTTCTCAATGACCGCTTATTCTGAAGATGGAAAACCAGTTGCTTTTCGGTTGGTGAGACAGTCTGACGGTCATCCGGTTGAAGGCTCTACTATCCAAGTCGAATCCACCTATCCTCACCAGTATATTGCACATCTTCCGTTTGGTGAAGGAAAGAACCGAATTCTTCCAAGAGAAGAGACATATAAGATTGAAGCTCGCTATATCACCACTGTTTCCCGTCCGGTCTGTCGGCGATTTTCTCTGTCATTGGTTTACGCATAATGGCTTCCCCATTTGAAAAGGCCGCTTATGTCCCATCCAAATGGGGTTTATCCTTTCACTCTCTTAGGGTTGACGAAGCACTAGGAGCTGGCGCGGCGGGTCCTGGAAAAGCTCTCGCACTTGATACGTTAATTCCTACACCAATTGGTTTTCGTTACTTCAAAGATATTCATCCAGGAGATTTGGTCTATAATGTCAAAGGCAAACAAGTTCGAGTTCTTGCTGAAACAGAAATCTTCACTGGAAGAGATTGCTATCGACTTAACATTGCCGACGAAAATATCACGTGTGATGGAAACCACGAATGGAACGCTGCCGACGGTCGCATCTTTAAAACCGCCGACCTCTTCAATTCAGTTTTTATTCCGCAACTCTCGTTTGCATCAGCAACAGAAAGTGAGGCGTCAAAACTACTACTTGACCCTTATGTGTATGGTTATTGTCTGGTTCGCGGCCAGGCTAGTAATAGAGCAGCCTTTACTACTTGGGACCCAGAAGCTTACTCTATTCTTCACGATATCGGTTACACTCTGGACTGTGTTGGGCATAAGGTTGGTCAAATCAGAGAACGATGTGATTTAATCAATGAATTAATCCCAGCCAAAGGAAGACGAATTCTTCCTATTTATCTCAATGGTTCCTTCAATCAGAGAATGGCTCTTTTGGAAGGAATCATGGATGGTAATTCTGGGATGAGTCCAGAAGTTGATTATGCAGACTATCCGTTTCTCACCGATTTTTACTGTCTCGCAAGTTCTTTGGGACTCGGTCCTAAAATCTGTCAACCACGTTATCGAAAGACTTGGTATCTCAAACTATTCAGCAAAGAATACAAATGTTCTCGGAGAACTGGTGAGGCTGGAGCTACATTTCAAAAACGCTACTGTCACCGTATTAAGTCCATTAAAAGAGTTGAATCCGTACCAACAAAATGCATCCAGGTCGAAGGTGGAGGAACATTCCTAATCACCAAGTCCTACATACCGACACATAACTCAATGGTCCTGTTGATGGACCCCTTGGAACAAATTTGGGTAGAGGATTTACGTTGTCTTCAGGAAAATATTCCTGATAACTTTGGTGAATATAAGGAACTGATTCAGCAGAATCCGCTGCATTGGGGCCACTCAGAGGGCCATATTCTGCATCTGCGCCGGACTATGCCGCGCTTGACAGAAACCATTAACCGGTCTCACCGTATCTTCAAATCGATTGACCCAGATGCTGAGTATAAGGAGAAGCAGTCCACTTGGACATTCCGTTCCGGTCTGAAATATCAGTTTGGCCACTGCAAAGACAAGAAGGATTATAACAACTATCTGGGCCAGCAGTATACTGGTATCTACTACGACGAATTGATTGAATTTGATTACGAACAGTACAATCGCATTAACGCTCGTTTAAGAACTGGCGATAAGGTTCTATCTAGATTCCTTAAGATTCGCGCAGCCACTAACCCTCATCTCGGTGATAATAAAGGTGAGGATATCACAGTTGATGACCCAGCGTGGGTAAAGAAGTATTTCGTTGACCCTTATCCTAAGGGCAAGAAGGTATTACGAAAGAAACTCATCCGTAAAGACGGAACCATTGACTATAAGACTAAGTTGTATTTGCCAGCAACTTT